TTGGTAATATTTTTGTTACATAAGTTAATCTAATGGGGGTCATAAGATCTCCTTTACTATGTTTATGAGTCCAAATATTAAGTTTCTTGACAAAATTTAAGATTTACTATATAATATAGTTACATAACTTAATAATTCAATGACAGTTACAACAGAATCAGGTGGAAGACAAAACGCTTTCCCAAATGAAACAAGACCTTACATAGATGAAAGTGCTTCCTATGAGGGATATCCTCAGAATGCTGAGAAAGTTAATGGTCGTTGGGCTATGATAGGTATGGTTGCACTCTTGGGTGCATACGTAACAACTGGACAAATTATTCCAGGTATTTTCTAATGGACACTAATCATCCTTATTGGAAATATGCTGAGAAGGTCAATGGTCGTTTAGCGATGCTTGGTCTAATCATCGGCACAATAAACTATGTGTTATTTGGGGAAATAGCACCAGGTTTCTTTTAAAATGAAATTCAATTCACAGTTCACAATTATTCAGAGGTACAAACTAATGACTCCAGAAGCAGAAAGATTTAACGGTTGGGCAGCTATGCTCGGTTTCGTAGCAGCAGTAGGTGCATACGCAACAACAGGAAACATCATTCCAGGTATATTCTAAATGAAAAAAGTTGAAAAGGAAAAATTATTTGCCGAAAAATTAAATGGCAGATTCGCTATGTTAGGATTCGTAGCAGCAGTTGGTGCTTACCTAACAACAGGTCAAATTATTCCTGGTTTTGTATAATGACTAAAGAGAAAACAGCTGGATTCACAATCCTCATTTCTATCTTTGCTCTAGTGGGAAATTACGGATCCATCTGGGTCTAAATTTTTTTCCCCTAGAACTTTACAAAACTAAATAATTATTCGTAAATCGTAACATTAGGAGTAAATGACAGAACTACAATTCACTACGGACTCATTTCCAATATGGAAGGCTATTCTTTGGGTATTCTATCCAATGTCTGTTTTGGTCGCATTTGAATTGTTTCTGAATGCTGCTGATGGCGATGATGACGATGATGATGAAGGCGGTGGAATTATGACACCAGTTTATCAAGGAGCATAAATGTATCAAGCACTTTTTATATCAGGTTTAGGTGTGTATCTTCTTTTCAGTGGTAATATTTTACCGTTTATTTACTCATAAATACTGAAAATTAGAAAATTTACTATGCCCGATCCAGATATTCTTTGGCAAGATATGGCCAAACTTAATTCTTTGTATGAAGAACTTTGTTGGGATGCCGATGATGACCTAGTGTTCACAATTGAAGGAGATAGAATAATAATCAGGAACGATTCTCAAAAAAACACGACATGATTTTTCAACTTTTAAATCAACTTTTGTTATCAGTTCCATCAGGGTCAAGAGACCTTGTGGAATTTTTTGTTTTCGTAACAATTGGCATAACAGCAGGAACCTTTGGTATAATCTAAGTATAGATATGAATTTAATTATGAATGACTTGAAGTACACAGATGAGTTAATGAAATTAAGAGCAGATTGTCTTCGCTCTTTAAATCATTATATGGAGGATCATGCCAGAGCAGTATTTGAATTTTCTACAACATGGTGTGAAGAAGGGAATACGGATATTCATAATATAGAGGAATGTTTTCTTAATAGGTATAGAGTAGTTTTAAAATCATAACAGTTAAGATAGGATTAAGATGTCTATATATAAATAGTCGTCTTAATTTTTATGGCAGAAGCAGTTAAAAAAGAAGAAAAGAAAGAAGAACCTAAGAAAAAAGGTTTTCTAGGTAAATTAAGAGAAGCTACTGACGATAAGGAAGAGCAGATGATGATTCTCTCAACTTTCGTAAGGTTGGGAATTCTAGTCTGGTCTGGAGCTATCTTGACTTTAGCATATGTTGATTTACCACCAGCATTCAAAATGCCGAAACAGGATCTCGATCCGACATTTATAGCTTCAGTTTTCACAGGAGTTTTGGCCACCTTTGGTGTTCAAACAACCAAGAAAGGTGGTTCTAGTGGTGGATCAAGTGGTGGAGTAAGCAAGAGTGATATGGAGAAGTTAATCGCAGCAGCATCACAAACTGCACCTGCACAGACTATCCGTATCGAACAAGCACCAGTTAAAATCACACCCGATACAAAATGAAGAACAAGTTGTCCTATGCAGAAGTAATGGAAGTTTACAAGCATCCGATGTCTATTAG